CCGACCAATAGGCATAGGCCTCATGGGTCTTGGTCGAGGGCGTCGAGAAATAGGTGCGCTTGCAACTGGTGAGCGTTGCCATGGCGGCGGCAACCTTGCGCAGCTGGGCAAAGCCGTGGACCCAGAAGAACTCGTCGAAGTAGAAGTCGCCGGTCTCGCCCTGGGCGGTGTTGCTGTTGGTCGAAACCGGATAGAGCCCGACCCGCTCCAGTTCGACCGCGCCCTCGCCTTCCTCATCACCGGGATGCAGGCCGGTGAAGTCGAGCATCATCGGGTTGCCCTTCAGCTCCACCCCGGTGACACGTTTCACCCAGCTGACAATCTCGCGGCAGAATTTCTTGGCCTGCCGCTCGCTGGCCGAGAGGAAGATCTGGTTGCGCGGCTGCTCGCCGTCCAGCACCGCCTCGGCAATCTTGGCCAGGGCCTCGCGGGCAAAATACCAGGTGGCGCCGATCTGGCGACTCTTGAGAATACGGCGGGTGCGCTGGTGGCGCTGCTCCCACCATACTTCCTGATAGGTGTCGTTCTTGTCGTGGAAATCCTCGAGCAGGGCTTCCCACTGTTCGAGGCTCAGGAAATTCTTGCGCTTGTCCTCGCGCTTGGCCTTGAAGCCCGGCGTTACCCGCACAAGCCATTGTCCCGGCGGCCCCAAACCGGCCAGCAAGCCTCAACACCGCCACGCCATGGGGGCCACCCCGCCCCAGCAACCCGCCCGAGGTCATGATGGACACCAGCCTTTCCGATATCGCCCTGCCGCCCGGCGCATGGGTCGATCTTGTCACCGATCATCCCGCGCTCGCTGGCCAGCAGGTCGAGTTGCAATGCCACGCCCCCGGCGGCGGTTCCATCCTCTTGGTCTGGGGCGGCGCCCTGCCTGCCGCGCGCAGTCAGGGCTACCGGCTGGGCGATGGCGCCTTCGAGACCGGCGCCTCTGATCACATCTGGGTCCGCTCGATCGCGGGCAATGGCGGCGCCGCGCCCAGCCTCTCGGTCACGCTGACCAGCGCCGTTGGCGGCGGAACAGGCAGCGGCGGAGCGACGACACTGGCCGATGGCGCCAGCGTTACGCTGGGCGCCAAGGTTGATGCGGCCGCCACCAGTGCTGCCGGGGCATGGAGCGTCATCAGCCTGCTCAAGGGCGCATGGGCCAAGCTCGCCGCCATCTCCGGCCAGCTGCCCGCCAGCCTTGGCGCCAAGACCGGGGCGGCCAGCCTGTCCATCACCCCGGCCAGCGATCTGGCCAATCTCGAACCGGGCGGCAGTGCCATCACCGCAGCGGCCATGCCCGCCGGGGGCCTCGGCTTCACCGGGTGGCTCTCGGCGATCTGGGCGGCCTGCACCGCGCCAACGCCAGCGGGCAGCAATATCATCGGATCGCTGTTTGCCTATTCAGGCTACACCGACAGCGTAACCGCGCTGGGCGCCGGGGCCAGTTGGCCTGGCACCGCGCGCGCAATGAACTCCACCTTCAACATGTATAATTACTTCACCGCCCAGTCGCTGGCAGATCAGCCGGGCACGCTGATCATCGAACGGATGCTCAATGGCAGCAGCACCTGGGATCTGCTCGCCTCGGTGGCAACCACCGCCAACACACTCGCCAGCCTCACCATCCGTATGACCGGGGCCAATTCTTCCACCACCAGCTACCGCGCCCGTTACGTCAATGGTGCCACCGCCCAGAGCCTGCTGCGCCTCTCGAGCGCCTTCAGCGTCAATTGAGGAAGACCCGCCATGTCCCAGCCAAGCTACATCCAGCCCAAGAGCTTTGACCCTGCCATCGCCCACATCCTGCAGCCCGACCCGGCCAATCCGGGCACCATCCATGTGTTTCAGGTGCTCAATGCCGAGCGCACCGAGCTTGATGAGGGCGCCACGGCGGCGGCCTATGACGCATGGCTTGCCGCCAACCTGCCCCGTGCGGGATAGGATCATCAGGTAACGCCGCGCCCTACCGCGCGCGCGCGTTCCCATGCCCGCCGATCCATGGCTTGTGGACACCACTATCACCAACGCCACCACCAGATGCCAGCGCCGCGCAACCAGCCTGCCATGCCTGTCAACGGGAGCATCCCTGTATGAAGACCAAGCCCTTCCTGCTCGCCACCGCCGGTTCCACCGTCGATGGCCGCACCATCTCCGACCAGGACATCGACCAGATGGCCTCAAGCTATGATCCCAAGACCTATGGCGCCCGGCTCAACATCGAGCATATTCGCGGCATCAGCGGCATGGCGCCTTTCTGCGCTTACGGCGATGTGCTCGAAGTCTCGGTCGGCGCGGTCGATGTGAACTTCAACGGCAAGACCGAGAAGCGCAAGGCGCTGTTCGGCGTGTTCGATGTGACCGACAATGCCAAGGCGCTCAATGAGGCCGGGCAGAAGGTCTATCCCTCGATCGAGATCCTCGACAACTTCGGCGGCAAGGGCTTCTCCTATCTGGGCGGCGTGGCGCTGACCGACAGCCCGGCCGCGATCGCCACCGACCGTCTGAAGTTCAACCGCAGCCTGCCCGGCTCGATCACCCTGTCGAGCGAGGAAGCAGCGCTGCTCGAGTTCGAGGATGAGACCGGCAGCGATAGCGGCAAGTTCCTCTCCTCCTTCGGCGCCATGCTCGACCGCTTCGCCGCCAAGTTCGCAGCCCGCAGCGAGGACAAGCCCGGCGCGGCGCCTGCTGATCCGGCCGCCAATCCCGGCGCCGCTTCTGGCCCTGCTTCTGCCCCTGCTTCTGCCCCTGCTTCTGGCCCCGCTTCCGCCAGTGCGCTCGACTTCACCGCTATCCGCCCGATGTTCGAGGAACTGGGCCAGAGCTTCAGCGCGGAAGTCTCCGCCATCCGCAGCGAGGCGCGCAGCGAGATCGACGCCCTCACCCTGCGCTTCAAGAAGCTGGAGGATGAGCGCGAAACCACCCCCGCCCATTTCCATCAGCGCCGCCCGGCCGCCAATGGCAATGCCGGGGTCGACAGCAAATACGAGTTCTGATGCCCGCCGCGCGCGCCATTTCCTGATGCATCCCCTTCTCCACCGTCCGTCCCGCTCCCCTTCTCTCAGGACATCACCATCATGGGTTACACTCTCTCCGATCGCGGCCGCACGGCGCTGGATAATCTCTTCGCCACCATGGCCCGCGTGAACCCGGCCGCCGCGCGCGGGGTCGATCGCCAGTTCAGCCTCTCGCCCACCGCCGAGCAGCGGCTCGAGGATCTCCAGCGCGAAGCGGTCGGCTTCCTCCAGCGCATCAACGTGATCGGCGTACGCGATCTGGTCGGGCAGGTCATTGGCCTTGGCGCCAACAATCTGGTCGCCGGGCGCACCAGCGGCACCCGCGATCCCAAATATGCGGGCAAGCTGCAGGACCGCAAATTCGAGCTGGTCGACACCGAGTTCGACACCGCCATGCCCTGGAACCTGATCGATACCTGGTCGAAGTTCCCCGACTTCACTGCCCGCTATGCCAATCAGGTGGCGATCTCGGTCGCGCTCTCGCGCATCATGGTGGGCTGGCATGGCACCAGCGTGGCCACCGACACCGATCCGGACAAAAACCCGCTGGGCGAGGACGTCAACATCGGGTGGCTGCAAAAGCTGCGCCTCGAGCGCGCCGACCATGTGATGGGCCGCGCCACTGTCACCGCCAATGGCGTTACCACCGCCACGGGCGCGGCGGCCCCGATCTACATCGGCCCCAATGCCAACCATGCCGAGGGCGATTACAAGAACATCGACGCGCTGGCCTATGACCTCATCGCGGGCATGCCCAGCTGGGCGCGCGCCAGCACCGACCATGTGGTGCTGGTCAGCCAGAACCTCGTCGACGAGAAATACTTCCCGATGGTCAACCGACCGCTGGCGGGCACGATCGATGGCGGGCGCTCGACCGGCGATCAGGTGGTCTCCGACATCATCATGTCGCAAAAGCAGATCGGCGGGCGCCCGGCGGCCATCGTGCCCTTCTTCCCCGAGGGCACCATCGCCATCACCCCGCTGGGCAAGCCCGGCGCCACCGACACCTCGAACCTGTCGATCTATTATCAGGATGGCTCGCGCCGCCGCTTCATCAAGGATGAACCGCAGAACAAGCGCAGCCTGGTCGACTATAACTCGGTCAACGAGGGCTATGTGATCGAGCATACCGATTACATGGTCATGGCCGAGAACATCACCTTCGGCGACCGCCCGTAAGCCTGCCCGCTGATACCCAAGTCAACACCCAAGCCGACAGGGCATCCCCTGCCCTGTCGGCCCCCTTTCCCCTGCCCTTTGAGGATGCCCGCCATGGTCAGCCCCTTCCGCCGCCACCAGCAGCATGTGCGCGACCTGATCTCCGGCGCGTCGGTGCGCAATGCCGCCGCGCTCACCCCGCCGGAACCCGATGCCACCAGCGCCGAGGGGCAGGAATATGCCCTGCTGCGCGTGCTGCTCCATGACAATCTGCGCAGCCTCGCCGATATCCAGAGCATCGAGGCGCGCAACCCGCGCAAGGCTGATTACGCCAAGGCCTTTGCCGACTGGATCGAGGGCGTGCTGGCCGCTGGCAACACGCAGGACAGCGCCGCGCAGGATGAAATCCTTGTAACCAATATGATCTGGGCCTTCGATTACCGCGACATCGATTATGGCCTGCGTCTGGCCGCTCACGCCATCCGCTTCCATCTGGCTCTGCCCGGTCGCTTCAAGTCGAGCCTGCCCTGCTTTGTCGCGGAAACCGTGGCCGATATCGCGCTGGCCAGTCCGGCGGCGGTTACCCATGCCCAGCTTCTCGCGCTGGTGGGCATGCTGGGCGATCTCTCGGCAGAAAACACCGAACTGTCGGCCACTGACACCGGCATGAATCGCGGCGAGGAAAAGGCCAGCAAGGCCGACGAATACCGCCGCGCCGCCCATGCCGCCATCGCCGATCTACTCTCGATCGGCGGCGCCCCGGTGCCGCGCAACACGGTGCGGCTGATCTGATGGCCACCACCGCCACGGCCCTTGATGGCGAGACGGTCGATGCCATCTGCTGGCGCGTGCTGGGGCGCACGGCGGG